AGCAGCATCGCTCAATCCGTTGAGGGCTTTGTTCGCCTCTGTTATTCCCTTTTTGTCAAAGTCGGAAACAATCCTGATTTTGATTGCCATTAGGCCAGCCTTCTACTCAACTTGATGCCGAACTCATCGGCGATGTCTTGAACTTTGCGCTCGACTTCAGGCTTGCGCCTTAGCACTCTAATCCAAGCGAACCTACCTGGCTTGCCGAACTCAGTTCTCAGCTTGTCAATCATTTCATCACCCTGACCATTGACAGCATGCCGTCTTGTCTCCCCGTTTAGAGTGTAGGGCTTTGACATTCTTCGAGGGCCTCTGCGCCTGATACCAGCGAGCTCTGCATAGTCAAAACCGACCTGCCCCTTCACGCCGGTTGCGTTGATGAAGATTAGGTCACGAGGCCGAGTTGAAACTCTTGCGGTGATGTTGACTCCACTCCAAGAGCTACGGCCATTGTGAAACATGCCCTTCATCTTCTCTCGCATTTCTTGTGTCACGCTTGAGTTGATTTCGCTCTTGATGGGATTCAGGATTGGCTTGAGTTCGCTGTTCACCTTTTTGCGAATGTCTTTGAATAGGTCAGGCTCAAGCTCCTTCAGAACTTTGATGGTTTCTGATGAACCAGAAAGACCGCTCTTAGCCATGACACTCCTTATCGCTTCTATTCTACCGAAGCAAGAAACCCTCCCCGAAGGGAGGGCCTCTCATTTAGGTGGAAGGTTTTTAGCAACCAACCAGCGGTGCATTGTCCAGAGCATCCTTTCGGATTCCTGCATCAACACACTCGGTGCAATACCTGTTTCAACGGCTAAGCCTGCGATGAACCAATGTGCAGATGAATCACCGAGACCCGTTATTTTGGGTCTTGGCCTCCACCTACCATCTCGATTGTCTCAAGCCACTTCTCGAAGGTGTCTTTGGTTTCACCGGTTCGCTTCTGTGCATGCCACGCCAAGAAGAACATGTAGCTCATCCTGGGGTCGGTGCTCAGAGTCGAAACGCTGACCTGATACCTGTCTTCGAAAGCAACCATGTCGGCAGCGTTAGCCACGACATCTTTTGCTTCGCCGTTGTTGAATGTTATCTGTAGGTTGATTTTCATTCTCTAATCCTAAGCGGTTGCCTTAGTGATTTCACCCGAAGTAGGCCATGTCACCGAGAAGGTGCTTAGGTCTCCAACAGCGCCAGCAACAGGAGTCACAGAGGACACCAAGCAGACAGCGGTGTATTCAGGGGTCGTTGAGGAAGCAGCGGTTCCGTTACCTGCGATGATAGTAACAGTTCCTAGAGTTCCAACCTGAGCCTCACCGATTAGGGTTGAAAGACCGCTTGCGCCGAAATCTGCGTGAAGGTCCAAGCTTACGGAACCTGACTTCAACCCGCCCACAACTTCAGTCCAGCCACCGCTGGCGAAATCGGTAACATCAACCTCAGCCGATGAAATAACCAATTCAGCTCGTGCGACAGAGGCCGAGATGTCAGTTCCGTTGAAGCTAACAGTGTTACCTGTTACAACATACTTTGCCAATTTATTCTCCTTATGCGTAGATAGTGACCGAGAACTCGGCTGCTAAATACTCGTTTTCGTTTACAGTTATTGAACCGATGTTTGGCATTGACTCGACAATCAGGTCTTGGCAAGCACCGCCCAAAGTTCTATTCGATTCTATCGCACTCTTGACACTCGATGCCCCAGTCGGAAATACATAAGCATCTAGGTAGCGTTGAGCTTGTCGTTCTGCTGCCCTGCCGACAATGACTCGGACTGTGAAGCGATAGATTGTGAGGCCACCTGCGAAGGCTTGGTGGTAGTCAATGTTGTTCAGGGACACGACTGCAATCGGAGGGGAAACTTGGTCGGGAATCTCCTCGCTGGCCCTGAGCCCCGAGATAGTGCGCAGAGAGGTTGCGAGGGCAGTCCTCATTGCAGCGATGCTCAAGCGAACCTCAGCTTCTTGTAAGGCATAATCAAGCGGTCAATGTCAGGGTCAATGCGTGAGACACGAACTACGCCGATGTCACCGAAGCCCATGACTCCACCTGGGGAGTCGTTGCGCTTGAAGATGCGTGAGGCCAGCAGGACTGTTGCCTGCTCGATAGCCACAGGAACGGTTGAGAAGCCGAATGTGCCGGTGACCTGAACTGTTGCCTCGCCACCTGAAATCGGGTAGGTGTAATCTCCCACTGCACGAATCTGGTCGTAAGGCACAGCCATCCCGCCAACGATGCCGTTGAGGGGTTCTAGCTGATAGTCGGTTGAGGTCCAAGTAACATCGAACACGCCATCTGCTGCCGATGAGGTTTTGAGAGTCGTGAGAGAAACAAGGTCATCTATCTTGGTGATGTAGGAATCTTGTGGAGTGTAGATGCGTGTTGCCGAGGTTGAAAAGAACTGTCGCTCAGTTGCTTGGTCAATGTCACGACTTGCAGAGTTGATTGCAAGCTCAAGAAGGGTGTCATCTACTGTGTCGGAGACAGGGATGCGCAGGGAAGCTTTGACCTGATTCAGAGTGCAATAAGCGTTAGTGAGTGCCATGCTTCTACTTTACCGCAAGCCTGCGCTTGATTTCTGTCGTGCTTATGGTCTCGAAATAAGGGACATAGACAAGCTTGATGTCTCGAGCTTGTAGCCATTCTTTCGTGAAGCTCATTTGTGCGTAATAATCTTTCTTTTGCCAGTCTGTTCCAATGGTGATGTAATCAGGATTCACCATCTCAATGGCAGGCTTGCTGTCTGTTCCGCCTATGTTGGGGATGACCCTATCAACGCACTTGAACTCCTCTAGGACTGCCTTGCGTTCTTGATAGGACATTATTGGAGGCTTGCCTTTGTATTCGGCAATAAACTCATCGGTGTTCAAAGCAACGACTACTGTGCCTAAAGCTGCGCTTGATTTTAGAAAATTGACATGCCCTGCGTGTGGCAGGTCGAATGTCCCTCCGGTGTAAACGATTAGTCCCATGCGTTTGTCCTCCTGATGTCTAGCGACCAGCCTCGTTCGCCTGTGTCGTTTGCGACTTTCTTGTTTGTAAGTAGCGACTGATTGCGTATAAAAGTAAACCCATTGCGCTCATTGAATCCTGATTTCAAAGTTGATGAATTGTCGTGATGAACCTTTGCGCTTATGTTATTGAACTTCACGCCAAGCTCCTGCATACGCCACTCGTAATCGTCATCGTCAAAGTAGATGGGATGGAACGCCTCATCCCACAGCCCCGCTTTCCTGACGCTGCCCTCGGTCGGGATGACACAGCTCCACTTGGGCACGATGTCTAAAAAGTTGAACGCCTCGGTGTCTACTTCCTCGGCGATTGTCTTGAGAGCCCCTGGCTCGAACCATGAGTCATCGTTAGGAATGACCCAGTAGGGAGCAAAGGGTGTGGACTTGATTATTAGATTCCACGCCCCATTAGCACCTAGTCCATGAGGCACTCTAATGAGCCACAAGTTTTTTACCAGAAACGGATTGACGAGCGGTTCAAACTCCTGCTTGCCTGAGTTGTCAATAATGACCAAGTGCTCGACTGGGTAGTCTATTGAGTCGAGCAGTCTTTGGGCTAGGTCAAACCTTGTGAGTGTGGCAAAGCCGAGGACTGGTATCACTGAAGCCTGCCTCGCAGAAACGGCATCCAATACCACTTCCAAACTCGCTCAACATCGAACTGCTTGGCGAACTCGATTGAAGCTTGTGACTCTGCCCTGCTTGACTGGTATGCGTTTGTGAGGGCTTGCACGATTGAAGGGATTGAGGGAATCTGGAAGAAGGAAAGCTGAGCCTCATCCCAGAACGGCTGTCCGTCAACCAACCAGCCATCCTCTGCCACTAGGTCTTGTGATGCTGCCCAGTTTGAGGCGATAACCTTTGTCCCACACGCCTGAGCCTCAATAGCAGGAACGCCAAAGCCTTCGCCGTAGGAGGCATGCAGGAGGACATCCATGCCGGTGTAAAGCGCAGCCATCTCCTCATCGCTGTAGCCGAATCTGTAGCGGTCAGGGTCAGGGAACAGGATTGAGTCCATGTCTATCCCGCAAGCCTTAGCTAAGTTAGCTAACCCAAACCCGCCGAAGCTTTTGTCAGGGTCGCTGTGAACATAGAGGTAAGCATCAGGGTGTGCCTTCTTGAAGATTGCGAAGGAAAGAAAATTCTCGGCAAATGCTTTGCGATGAAGTGAACCATTGGATTTGTTGGCGGCTACCATGCCAACAACATAATCAGAATCCTTGAGCCCAAAGTATTTCTTGACAGGGACTCCGTCAATCTCGTGGGTTGGCTTGTAGAGCTTTGTGTCTACTGCGTGGGGAATGTATGTGCTCTCAATGCCGAGTTCTTCGAGTGACCTCTGCCCAAACGGGCTCATCGCTAGGGGATGGACATTCGGCTTCTTGAGCCAAGCCTGCACTTTGGCTGGAACTGAGATGTGGTCAATCGGTGTCCATGACACGAACTCGAGGTCATCGAGGTTTGGGACTTCGTTATAAACCCAGACATCGTAAAGGGTCAGGATGAAGTTTGCTAAGTCTCTGCCTGCAAGGTGCTTTTCGTGAAACGGCTTCAGGACATCGCCTGAGTAGATTGTGCGACCTCGAGGGTAAACAGGGACAGTCCCAAATTGGGACTTGTATTCCGACATTGCACTCTCGCCTCTGTAATTCGAACGAATCGCAACATCAACATTGTGGCGCTTGAGTCGGTCGGTGAGCATCTTGGCTTGCACCCCGTAGCCCGTAGGCATCCCAGGGGAGTT